AGGAAACCCTAGAACATGGTCGCAGTCTCCTCTGGAAGGATACAATCATCACCCGTCTGAGGACGATACTTTTCTACCCAAAGGAAATCATTCATAATTTAGTGTCAAACCCAGTCAGGTTTACGATGTGGAAGTTTAATATAGTTATCTGCTACCCATGGTTTAGATGCAATATACATTTTGTATGCATCGATGGTAGAGATACTAGTGTCAAGTTTGTACTCATCAGGCATTGCTCTGACGAATGGTGTGGTCTCCTTACCTGACCGACCCTGAGGATCAGCAGTAGGTAGGATCTCTTTCGCTGCTAGAAGAGTCTTCTGGCATGTGTGTACTCTACCATACCTAGCAGTGTACTCGTCACACATAGCAAGTCCATGAGCAAGCAACCACTGCCAGTTAGTTACGAACTCATTCGCCCACTTGGTACATGGGTGGTTACGAAAAGCACCCTTCTCAGTAGCATAGGGAGTACCGTCTGCTTTGGGAAGGGTGCCAAAACCATGACCCCATTTGTCAGAGCATACAATAGCAAGCATCTGACAGGTCTCTAAGGGCATCTTGACAATGTGCTTGTCAGGAAGAACCACAGCAGAGTGATATGGGGATGGGTCCGTAACGAAGATGTTCATCAGTATTCTGAATCAGGTTCAAGAGCAATCATCAGTTCAAGATTTTCAACGGATGAACTCTCTGTCATAATACCATGCAGTTTGGCGACCTTGCGCTCATACAGATCGATTCTGTAACCTTTCGCAGCACGACAGGGTTGACCACCAGTCATCAGGATAGCGATGTTCTCGATCTTCATGCAGAAGCAGAAGTCTTTATCAGTCTCACCAAGTTCAATTTCCAGGGTGTTAGCAGTAGTGTTACGCTTATCAGTAACAATAGCATGTAGAACACCGTTCTTACCTTGGAAGCACAGGTCAGGAAGTTGGTAACCAGAGGCCGCAGCAAAGATCTGATACAGGTGTTCATTGGTCAGTTCAGTAGATACAGATAGTTCACCGATACTATTGATGATGTCAGGTGGAACTGTAATCATGCTCTCATCAGCATAGTAATACTTCATCCGACTGTTGTTCATGCTGATGTCAACGTGCTTATCGTTGAAGTCAACGTCAGGAATGCTAGTAGTATTACGTGAGAGGACCTTGATGGTCTTCATCATGTTACCCAAGTCATAGATGGGTGCAGTACGCTGAAACTCAATGTCTTTGAAAGTACAGGAACCGAGAATATTCTTATTGTTAGAGATAGTTGAAACCTTCTGACCAGGTTTAAACATGATAGATGGGTTGATGTTCATGAACAACCCGAGGATTTCCAATTGTGGTTCAGTAAATTTCATACAGGTCATTGAGGATAGTCTTCCGTTTTGGCATTTTTGTCGTTGAAGTGCATCAACAGTACAGCATAGTGTAGCACTTTTAGGATGTCACGTCTAGCAGTTCCCTTCTTATCGTATCGAGATGCATACTTCAAGATGTTAGAACGGCAGAAGGATTCCCCATCTCCACATGCTTCAATCAAGTCTAGGGTTTGAAACCCTTCGGGACCAGCAGAGTAGTGCTGACTGTATGTACTAGCGATGTAATCTTTAAGTTCTTTAAGGATTTCATCCTCATTGTATTTGTTCATAATTAACAGAATCGTTCAAGTGTAGCAGTGTGTAGATCGATGCGTTCAGGTTGTTTGTTGAGTTGTACAATGGCATCCCTCCTAAAAGGGTTCTGGACGTTGGATTCGTCCCACCAATGAACTACCCTACGGACACCTGATGTAACTGGTCGTACTCTATGGATGATACCAGTCGGATAGATTACAGCGTGGCCTGCTGGAAGTTTAATACTAACACCAAAGTCGCCAAAACGCAACTCCAACTCACCACCTTCATATTCATCGGGGTTACTGAGAAACAAGGTGGTAGATACATCCAACCTCAGACCATCATCAGAGGTAACCTCGTCCTGATGCCAGTCATAATCTTGACCAGGGTTGTACTTTTTGAAAGTAAAACCTGATCTACCACAGGTGAGAGTCAGTTCTGGTTGCATAGAGTCTTCGATGTAGTCATCTAGCAAGTCAGGTTCGATACCCTTATCTTCATCTACGTTCTTATGTGAATTCAAGACTAGGACGGGATCAACTTGGGAAAGGACTTTGGATATACCAGAGTCATCAAGGATTTGTGTACGATATAGCATCAGGAATCAAGGATAGTAGGATTGATTTCAACATCAGAGTCAATCTTAGAGTACAATTCCAAGAAAGAATCGCGAGTCTCGTCATCGAAACGGTTCAGGCAGAGTTTAATTGCCTTCAAACGATTGTTAAAGATAGAGAATGCACGAATGATGTGGACCAGACGACGTGTTGAGATCACTTCATCAACACCACCCTCAGCAAAGGTCTTACGGATGATCTCTGCCCAAGTGGTGAGGTTCTTAATGAACTCTGCATCACAGCAATCAAGTTCAGCACAGTAATTGTTGAGCATTTTACTCTCAATAGCAGGAGCAGGATACTCTTGCTCAAATGTCAGAGGAAAACGCTCCAAGAATGCCTCGTTCAGCACGTTGGTGCCGATGAAACGACCATCATCAGAACCCTTACCCTTGGTGTTGGCGGTAGCAAACACAGTAAACCCAGGTGACGGGGTGACAGTCCTACCTGTCTTCTTCAAATAAACTCCCGACCCTTCAAGAATAGATTGCAGACATAGGATTTTGTTTGAGGCGAGATCGATTTCGTCGAGTAGCAAGACTGCACCTCGTTCGAGTGCTTCAATGACGGGACCATTATGCCAAACAGTATCGCCGCCCACAAGACGGAAACCACCCACGAGGTCATCTTCATCAGTTTCAATAGTAATGTTTACACGAATCAGTTCTCGTCCGAGAGCAGCACATGCTTGCTCAACACCCATGGTCTTACCGTTACCAGACAGTCCAGTGATGAACGTTGGATAGAATACACCAGACTTAATGATCTTTTTCAGATCAGTGAAGTTTCCGAACGGTACATAGTTTTTGTCTTTGATAGGGATCAAGGTAGAAGTCTCAACAGCAGGGGCAGCAGACGGAGCGTTATAGGTCTCTTCGAGTTCTGTCGCAGTAAGGTTCCACTTACCACGACCTGATTTGAACTTTTCCAATCGCTGACACACAGTGGGATAAGAAACACCAAAGTGATCAGCAGCAGCGAGTACCTGATTAGTATTTACCTCAGGAGTAGCATAGGTTGCTGTAAGGTACTTGATCAGATCGATAGTGTTGAGGTCAGACTTGGCAGGCATTGGTTTGTTTCGTATGAAGTAAGTATAGGGCAGATTGGGGCAGAGTCAGGGGCAGAGTGGACACTACGCGATTTGTCCAGCAAAGGAGGAGAGCATCTTACGATTGATACTCTTCGACTTCAAAGATTTTTTGAAAGCAGATCGGATCTGACCTTTGGTTGCATCCTCAGCAACATCCATTTCCACATCAGAATTATAAGAACTAGATTGTATGCAATACAGTTCGTTATAACAGGAACCAACAATGGCAACAGACTTATCCCTTCGGAACATTTTGGAATACTTTGCATGTACATCAAAACCATGCATACCTAAGGCATTGAGATATGAAGTCAGGTGACGTGATGAACAAATACGGAAACCCATGACAGAACACTCAGGATATGTGTCACGAATAACCCTAATCAGTCCCCTGGTCATTGACTGATGTGGATCTTTGATGTCAGAGTAGTACCTATTTTTCGTTCGGATCACACTCTCACCACGAATAGCAGAAGGATATGGTTCATCAAAATAGTGACTATCAGTAGGGTCTTTTGCGATCCAAGTACACTGTGACTCACCATCAGTCAAGACAACCAGGTGAGATTTCTCCACACCTGCTTTCTTTTGCCAGACTCCTAGGTACTCACGCATCACAATCAATGCTTCATTCAATGGTGTACCACCCAAACCCATGAATGGAGGAGGTGTAGGACGGAATTTATACATATTTCTACGATCATTCCAGTAGTTTCCTACCCTATACAGGAAGTTGCATTGACGTTTGAAGTTATTTTGATTACCCTCGCTGGTCAATACGTTGACTAACTTGAACCGAGGGTCAACCCAGAAGGCACCTACACCAGATTCTGCAACCTTAGGAAGGTTTGCCATAGAAGTGTCAGAGTCAACGCCAAAGAACTTCAACAGACTATGATCATTGACAAACGTGTAGACATCAAAAGGAATACCAACCTTCTTACAGAACTGTGCAAGGTTGATGACCTGACAGATAGTCTCAAAGATCTCGTTTGCCATAGAACCAGA